TTTCTTTTTTTAAAAATGTAATGTATTGTGGCCTTATCCCTGACAGTCGCATAATGCGGCTGACTTAACCCCGACAGGAGATTCTCATGGGTAATTCTACTTTCAGCGGACCAGTACGTTCGCAAAATGGTTTTGAAGACATCACAACCAATGCCACAACTGGCACTCAAACAACTAATTCCACATATGGTACAAACGCCTCAGTAGGTGGAACACTTGCTGTAACAGGCGCAACAACATTGTCAGCGGCTGTTAATAGTTTGTTTGTAAAACACGTAGCTCACGTTACTGGAGTGACAGTAAACTCTACAGCAGGTGACTCTCCAACTATTGGTACATTTGCACAGCCTGCAAACACTATTATCACTAACATTAAAATCTTTTGCGCCGTTGCACCTGTAACGGGAAGTGGTGACATTGGTTATGAAGTAGGTACATCTTCTTCTGGTGCGCAGATTGTAGCTACTCAGGCTGACGAAATCTTAGACGCTGGTACAACAGTTGTCTTAGGCAACGTAACTTTAACAGAACTAGTTCTTCAAACACAAGATGGTACAACTGCACCAGCTTCTGTTCAGTATGCGTCAGCAGCTCGTAATATTTTCTGTAACATCACAAATACAGTTAATGCTACAACAGCAGGTTCGTTTACGTTCATCATTGAGTATGTGCAAATCGCATAAACAATTGGGAGGGAGCTTTGGCTCCCCCCTTTTCTTATAGGAGGCCAAAATGGCAGCATCAGACGTAAAACCAGTCATCATCAGTGATGAAGTGGCTTTAGACGCAGACGGCATTTCAGTTGCCGCTGGAGTGGGCAACAATGCCGCTCTGACAATTGGCGGAGCATTAGCCGATGGAGGTAGCGTTACTAACGCTTCTGGAAGACAAGTAACAATATTATCAGCAGGCAATGATTCAAGTAAATCATTTAATGTAGTTGGTACGGATGTAAATGGTGCATCTCTTACAGAGAATGTCACGGGAGCTAACGCTGGAACAGCAACAAGCTCTGGTTATTTTAAGACTATTTTAAGCATTACCGCTGTTGGTAATCCTGCGGGAAACGTATCCGCTGGTATTAACAATAATGCGCTAGGTGTAATTTTTGCAGACAGAACCCGATTGCAGGGATTTTCTTTTGTTTCTGGAGGAACCGCTGGTAAAGCTAATCTTAGAGACGGTGGTGCCACGGGTACTGAATTTATACAGTTTCGATCTATTGGAACAGATAGCACTTCGGATGACCCGTTTATTCCAGATGAAGGTGTACTGTTTAAAAATGGTTGCTTTGTTACGTTTATTGTAGGCACTATTGATTTAATGATGTTCTACCACTGCTAAATTCGAAGGAAAATAAATGGCAGACAAGCCTATAAAACGAAATAAGAAAAATTACCGTTCCACTAAGTCTGGGGCGGGAATGACAAAAGCTGGAGTTGCCTCATATCGTAAGAAAAATCCCGGCTCTAAACTTAAAACTGCCGTTACTGGTAAGGTTAAAAAAGGTAGCGCCGCTGCCAAACGCCGTAAATCTTATTGCGCACGTTCAGCAGGTCAAGCAAAAAAGTTTCCAAAGGCCGCAAAAGACCCGAACAGTCGATTGCGCCAAGCTAGAAAAAGGTGGAATTGTTAAATGGCTACAGGAAGATCACAATCATCTAAACAGGTGACAAAACCCGGACTTTACGCTAATATTGCTGCTAAGAGAAAGCGTATAAAGGCTGGTTCTAACGAAAAAATGCGCAAACCCGGAACAAAAGGCGCACCAACAGCAAAGAATTTTAAAAAAGCGGCTAAGACTGCTAAAAAAAGAAAACCTTCTAAAAGAAAGAAAACTTAAATGGCTGTATCAGGCTCAAAAGACTTTGAATTAGATGTAGCAGACTACATTGAGGAAGCTTTTGAGCGTTGCGGCTTAGAAGTGCGTACAGGATACGATCTTAAAACTGCAAAACGTTCTATGAATATAATGTTTGCTGATTGGGCCAATAGAGGCTTAAATCAATGGACAATTGCACAAAGAAACTTTACTGTAACAAAAGGCGATGGTAATGAGCCTCTTGGTGCTGAGATAATTGACATATTATCACTTGTTATACGACGAGATGGTACAGATTATGCCCTAAATCGCATAAGTCGTGATGAATACCTAAATATACCAACAAAGTCTACAGTTGCACGCCCGACACAGTTTTTTGTTGATAGGCAGATAAATCCAGTGCTTCAAATGTGGCCTTTACCTGATAATAGCACTGATTTGGTGATTTATGACGCTCTAGTGCGCATGGATGATGCTGATTCATTCACTAATACAACGCAAGTTCCCTTCCGTTTTTACCCTGCTTTAGCCGCTGGTTTGGCGTATTATATCTCTATGAAACGTGCTCCAGACCGCGCTCAATTGCTAAAAGCTACCTATGAAGAAGAAATGAACCGTGCAATGGACGAGGATAGAGATCGTGCATCTTTCCGAGTAGCGCCTGATTTAAGGAGCTACCGTTATGTCTAAATATGCCACTGGAAAATGGGCATATGGTATATCTGACCGATCTGGCTTCCAATATCGCTTGCGTGACATGCGCAAGGAGTGGAATGGCCTTTTGGTTGGTAAAGACGAATGGGAGCGAAAACAACCGCAATTAGAGCCGCTTAGAGCCACACCTGATCCGCAGGCTTTACGAAATCCTAGACCAGAACAGAACTTATCTGAGCAGAGAAGTATACAATACGGATGGAATCCTGTAGGTCTTAAATTTGATGGTGGTTTAACCCCTAATAACTTAGTTGCAACTGGATCAGTTGGCAGCGTTACGGTGAATATAACATGAGCTTTACATACGCGGAACTAAAAACAGCAATTCAGAACTATACTGAGAATACAGAGACAACCTTTGTGAATAGTCTCGATATTTTTATAAAAAATGCTGAAGAAAGAATATTAAAGATTTCACAGCTTGAGGTTTTTAGAAAAAATCAATCAGGTACGCTAACGCCGTACTCAACAGATGCAACAAATTCTAAATACCTTACTGTTCCTACAGATTACTTATCAACTTTTAGTCTTTCTTTTACAAAAAACGGTTCAAAAGAGTTTTTGTTATTTAAGGACGTAAACTTTGTTCAATCGTTTAATCCTAATAGCACAACAGTTGGATCACCTCGTTATTACGCGCAGTTTGATGTAACGCACTTCATAATAGCTCCTACTCCAGACGAAGCATATGAGGTTGAGCTTCATTACTTCTACCGTCCAGCCAGTTTAACTTCTGCTGGAGACTCTGGAACGACATGGTTAAGCACTAACGCTTCTGTAGCCTTACTTTACGGGTCTTTAATCGAAGCTTACACATTTATGAAAGGTGAAGCTGATTTAGTAGCAAATTATACTCAACGCTTTACTGAAGCTATGTCTCGTGTAAAGAACTTTGGTGAATCTCAAGAAGTTACTGATGCTTACCGAACTGGTCTAATTATGAGGGAGAAAACATGATACCTAGTTTAAACATTAACTTACCCGCTGACTACAAGGTAGAGGTTCATACCTCTAAAGGACGCGGTTTTAATCCTGAAGAAATTGCAGAACGGTGCGCAGATAAGATTCTTTCTGTTTCTGACAGCGCTCATCCTGCAATTCGACAGCAAGCACACGCATTTAGGAAGAATATAGTTAAGCTGGTAGAATTTTATCTAGCAGATGCTGTGCAAAACGACAGAACTACTATATATAACGCATTAACAGACGCGGGACATCCAGAGCTTGCGTCACTTATAAGGAGATTGTGACATGGCCTTTAACGGTAATTTCATGTGTACGAGCTTTAAGAAAGAGCTTCTTGAGGCCAAGCACAACTTTTTAGCGAGCGGTGGCAACACGTTTAGGTTGGCGCTGTATACTAACAGCGCAACATTTACTGCGGCTACTACAGCTTACACTAGCACTAATGAAATCAGCAACACTGCTGGTAGTGCGTACACTGCGAAGGGTGTGGCCTTAACGAACGTAAACCCTTCCGCTTCGGGAACTACCGCATTAACAGATTTTGCTGATGCTTCTTTTAGTTCTGCAACTTTTACGGCTCGTGGCGCTTTAATTTTTAACGACACCGCGTCTGGTGATCCTACTGTTGTTGTTCTGGACTTTGGTGCAGATAAAACAGCCAGTAACGGAACATTTACAGTTGTTTTCCCAGCGGCAGATGCAAGCAACGCGATAATTAGGATAGCGTAATGACTAATAAGGTTGTTGCCTATTTAGGGTGGAACTCTTCTAGCCAAGGCTGGGGACAAAGCACTTGGGGCAACAACATAGCACTTCCGGGAGCTACAGGGTCTATAGGGGCTTCTGTAGTCGTCGTAGCTAACGCTGTTCAACCTGCTACTGGGCTTGCATCTACTGGATCAGTAGGTGGAGTAACCGTAACAGGAACAGCTAATGTCGCTGTAACAGGAATAACAGCTACAGGCTCATCTGGAGCAGTTACTGTTATAGGTATAGCTAACGTAGCTCTAACAGGGCTATCTTGTACGGGACAGGTTGGTAATGCAGTCGCAGAAGCTGACTCAAACGTATACCTTATAGGTCTTTCCGCTACCGCAAGTGTTACACCGACTCAACTTCTTGTGTGGGGCGACCTTGATCCCAACCAGAATCCGAGTTACAATCCAATAAACCCAACCTCCTCACCATCGTGGGGTCAGGTTGCAGCATTCTAGGAATTAAAAAATGGCTAGTACATATGTCAACAATCTACGCCTTGAAGAAATCGGCACTGGTGAACAGTCTGGTACTTGGGGCGATACAACAAACACTAACTTAGAAATAATTGGTCAATCAGTTGCTTGGGGAACCAGAGCAATTGCAAACGCCTCCACGGACAATATTACGATTGCCGATGGTGCGTTAGACGCAGACAGGTGCCTTGGGCTAAAGCTCACAGGCGGCGGACAAGCTTGTACTGTCACACTTCTTCCAAATACGAGTTCTAAAACTTGGTTCATGTATAACGCAACGGCTGCTGCTTTGACTTTTACCTGCGGAAGTGGCGCTAATGTAATAATTCCTGCGGGTCAAACCAAAGTTATTGCAACAGATGGTCTAGGTTCAGGGGGCGTGGTTCACGATCTTCTTACTGCGGTTAATTTAGCTGGAACAACCACTGTTGATGACTTGATAGTTAGTGACGATCTAACAGTTACTGATGATATGACCGTTGGTGGAACGCTTGGTGTGACAGGAGTATTAACAGCAACATCCTTAGACATCTCAGGTGACATAGACATAGACGGTACTACTAACCTAGACGTGGTAGATATCGACGGAGCAGCAAACTTTGCAGGAAACGTAACTATTGCAACTGGTGCTGACCTTCTTACTGCTTCAGCAGGCGACGACAATGTTCGTATAGGTTTAGACGCAGGTGACTCAATAGCATCAGGTGGAAATCGCAATATTGTAATAGGAAG